CCTTTATATTCAACAGCTGCACTAGCTTGGAATCAATGTGCAAGCACATCGGAAATAGATCAAACCGGAGGATTTAATCAACTAAATGTAGCGTTCACAGGAAACACTCCATACCAAGCACCGGGATTCGGAAACTATTGGAAAATTTTAAAAAGAACCAGAGTTTACACTCTACCAGGTTCTAAGACTAATTATACTTACTTCGCAAGAAAAGCTTTGATTCTAAATGAACAACATTTAGGAAGATTCGCAAGCAAGAATCTCACAAAGGACTTAATAATTATAGCGAATCCTACATATGCAGGAGATGTTGGAGCTGTGGTTCAATTAAACATTGAATGGTCGAAATCTTATGGTGTTAAATTGCCTGATATGCCAGGTCTACAAACACAATGGGCTTATAAAGCGGATTACCCGTAGGTTGCCGCTGCGCGTGGCCTAGAGCACGCTCACGCGTACTCTTATTTTACACATTGGTTTAGGATAGTGTATTTGGGGTTAAGTTTAGGGTTTAGGGTTTAAGGGTTAGGGTTTAGTGGATTATCATTAATAATATGAATATCCCATCGATCAAGTGATAATTTACTCTTATCTGGATAAAAGTTAGCGAAGACTATAACGTGTGGAGTGTTAAAGTAAATAGGTGTACTTTCATATTTTGTGCTTAAAAAGTATCCATTCTTAAAAGTTTCAACTACGGCGTAGGGAAAAGTGTCCTCCTGACTTCTGGGCCAGTCGAAGATGACGACTGCCTGTCTGTCGTACGCGTGATATATGTCTGCATATTTCCCTCCTGTAATAACGAAGGGACGTCGTCCTCCGAATCGGAAGTGTCGGCTAAAATATGATTTGCCAGTTCCGCCAACTGCGTCGAAATACCAGTGAACCTTTCGTTGATCTGGTCCAGCATCCAAGCGTTCGACGAGGAGGGACTGCCAGCCGGGTTTCGGGACAAGCGTAAGGTCGGTGATCGTTGCCTCCGTGAGGATTCTTCTAGTGGTGTTTACAAAACGCGGATATTTAGCAAGAATTTCTGGAAAATTCTCAAGTATGTCGCTCTCGTTCATCATGGTTTCTTTCATTGCTTCTTTGAACCTAAGTATGTCATTGCGTTTACCTTGCGTCGTCAAGATTCCGTATTCCCAAGGTCCTTCCAATCTGGGTTCTTTGGTACAATATTTGTGGTTCTGCTCCGCATTCCCCTTCGCTCGTTCTATGTGAACTCGTGGACTCAGTAGTTCCTTCACTTGGTTCATTCGCATGCGCTTGCTGAACTGAAGATAACCTTGTAGGTGGGGTGTACCTTCTGCCCCTTCCTCTAATTGAAGTACATGGTAGGCAATGCATTCCTCGTTTAGTGCGTGAATACCTTTGATCGATTCTTTCTCTAAAAGTGTGGGATTGTTGAGAGTATAAACCCAATTTTTTGATTGTGACATTTGTGCAAATGTGCATAGGTGGGGGTAATACTATTCCCCACCTATTTATAACTTGTGAACATGGCGCAGTTATAAATTCTACTGTGCCATAGTAGAATTTTATGGAAAATTATACTTTAGGAAATTTAGGACCGGGAGCACCTTCCACCCGGGATCAAATTTTAGCTGTCGCAAAAGCAGCAGCATACGAATATCTCAAAGCCAAAGCAACAACATTTGCAAAAGACACCATGGCTAAGTACAGCAGAAAAAGAAAACGCGCAGTTTCATTTTCAAAAGCTGGTACAAAGCGTAGAAGAATCGGAAACCGACCTCCACGAGTAACAAATAATATTTTAACAACTCAAAACGATGTTAGAGTTAGTAGATCCAAAAAAGGATACACAAAAAAGGCAAAAAACTGGAAAAAGTTTGTTCGAAAAGTTCGCAGTGCAACAGAAGATAATGATAAAACGCAATTTTTATTAGAAGCAAACAACGCATTCACGCAGATCAATGGCGTTGTAAGTTTAGTGGAACAACATGTACTTGGAACAAATACAGGTGCAACAAGACAAAACTTGTTATTGGCTTCTGTTGGAAATACCGCTACCGGAGTTGGAAAACTTGTCGAAAATTTAATACAGCAAAAAGCAGTAATAACGGTAGCCGCTGGGAGTACTGCCGTTGCTTCAGATTTGAAGAGTGTAAAATATAAATTAAACTCAGCGGTTTGTACAGTAAGTTTCAAAACAATGACAAGTCATCCAGTGTATGTAGACATATACGAATGTGTAGCAAATCAGGATATTACAGATCCTTTATATTCAACAGCTGCACTAGCTTGGAATCAATGTGCAAGCACATCGGAAATAGATCAAACCGGAGGATTTAATCAACTAAATGTAGCGTTCACA